GCTGTTTGATGCCAAGGGTGCGGATGGTTTGCTTGAGGCTCATACGTCGCACTTTAGTGTGACGAAACCAAACCTTCAACCAAATTCTTTAGTGCCACTGACTCAAAACGAAATCGGGATGATGCCACTTTGCGCCATGGCAGATAAGACACTTTCTCCCGATGAAATTTCTCGCAACCTGCGCATGGTTCGCCATGTCAAGGCGTGGATGAAACACAAAAAAATTACTCAATCGCACCTTGCGGGCGATCTGAACGTATCGGAGGGTTTGTTATCGAAATATCTTCGAGGCACCATTCCGATGACCACGGCTACATTCTCGGCGATTGCCGCCCTGGTAGGCGTGCCTGAAGAGCTGTTGCTGACTGACCCGGCGGATGCAGACGCGTTGAGGCCATATCTCATGACGCGCGAGGTTATTGAGCGGATGCCTGCCGACAGATTGGGCGAATGGCTGCGGATTGGGCGCATGCTGGCCGACATGCCCGCTGAGAAAATTTCCTCAGACTAAACTTTTATCTGGACGGCGCTCTTTCGTCGCACTAAAGTTGCCTTCGTCATCACCCCGACGATGGAGCAACCCCGATGTCAACCGCCGCCGCCCACCACGTCGCTCGCGAGGTTTTTTCGCCAGCCACGTTCACCGTTCGCAACCTGTCCGTGCTCGCATATGCGCAGGGTTTCACGCTCTGGCATTACAAGGCGCCCGGCATGTCGCTGACCGAGGCCAGCGCGCCCGGTTTTTTCAATCACGCCGCAGACCTTCTCGCCGTTGGCGACATGGTGCTGATTTCCGCCGCTGACGGCGGGTCGGCCAAATTCGTCGCCAAGAGCGAGCCGAACGGCGTCATTCTGGCGGGGGTGGTGTGATGAGCGCCCTCCGCAACTTTCCTCCCGCGCTGCAACCCATCATCAGTCACGGTTTTTTGGAGCGCGAGTTTGAAGCCGCGCTGCAAAGCCGTCCCAATTTTCGCATGGTTGCCGAGCGCGTGCGCGTTGCTGGCAAGCTGGGCGAAACGCAGGACGTGGACGGCGTGCCGGTGTGCATGACGCATTACGCTTGCACCACCAACCTCAACTTGGTCACCAGCCGCGTCGGCATCGCCAGCCAATTCCTGCTCAACGCCGCCATCAACGGCGAGCAGGCCGCCCGCAGCCTAGACGAACTGGCCCGCAATGCGCTGGACAAAGCATCAGCCGTCGAGACGCACGATGGTGCGCTGACGATAGCCAATCTGCTGAATGCAGTGTTTTTTCTGCGTTCCAACGGCGTTTCTGAAATCGATGGTCTCTACAACTGCTATCTCGATCCCGTCAGCGCGCGCCACTTGTTTTCGGACAACGATTTCCGGGCGATTTTCTCTGGGGCGCGTTCAGCCAATCAAGTTTTCCGCAAGGGCATGACCAACGATTTCCTTGGCCTGCGGTTCATCCCAATCAGCGAATACTTTGGCAAGCCCGATGTTCGCCGTGTGTGGGTGTCTGGCGCTGGTGCGGTGCGCGAATACGTGCCCGAGGATGTGCTGGCGTTGGGCTGCGGTGCCGAAGACCAGTTGCAACACGTCGTGGATGACGTGGTGATGACGACGCGCGAGCCGGTTGACCGGTTGCAGCAGTTCATCGCCCAGGGCTGGTATTATGTCGGCGAGTTTCAGCCGGTGCATTGCCGCGCCATCGCGATGGATTTTGCGAGGGAGATCAGCCAATGAGCGCCCATCTCCACCATCTCCCACCCGCGCTGCTGGTCCGCGCCTGCGACCCGCGCCCGTTGAGCGAAACCACGCTGACCGACACGCGCGACTTTCACGCATCGCTGAGCGCTGAGTTTGACCTCGACGCCGGCGAGCTGCGGCTGTGCCACACGACGGATGACCGCGAAGACGACAGCGCGCCGGATTACGAGATGATGTGGCTGCCGGTGCGGACGAGCGCTGACCGGGCCAACGTCGCGCGGTTCCTGCGCGAGACGGCTGATGCGTTGGAGGGGATGTGATGCAGAACACCCTTCCCACGCGCTGCCTAACCGCAGCCGACACCCTCCGCCGCGTGGCTCACGGCATTAACCCGGCCCCGCAATACACTCGCGCGCAGGTCATTGAGCAGGGGGCGGAGTTGTTTGATGCCGTCGTGGCCGAAATCCGCGCCAACGACATGGAGATCACCAACCTGCGCAATCACCTCATGCTGCTTCACGCCGAAGTCGCCCGGCTGCGAACGCCGTGGTGGCGTCGCGCTTGGCGCGCAGTGTGCCGTGACTGCGCTGCGATGACCGAGGCGCTGGTGGCGGATTTTGGCCGTGGGGGTGTGCTGTGAAGGAAATCACCACACACCTGCGCGGCATGCTGATTGCCGCCGTCTACCTCACCAGCGCGGCCATCGTCGGCAGCATTGTCACGGTGCTGATCATCGGCGTGCCCGATGCGCCAGCGCCGCGCCAGGTCGTCACCGTCGAGCGGTTTGCAGACCATGGCCCGTGCGCGGTGTGGGATGGCACCGGCTGGCAGAGTGCGGAATGCCCGCGCTGGGGCGGGCCGCAATGAGCGAATGGAAGTTGGCGCAAGCCCTGTCTGCGTTGCGCGGCGGCATTGCCGCGATGCACGCCGAAGACCCAGAGGCCGTGATCGACATCGAAACCGAGTTTGCCGACACGGTGGAAGCCGCCGAGGCACAGATTCGGCGCATCGTGGCGCGGGCGCAAGAAGCCGAAAGTCTCGCCGAAGCGGCGCGGCAAATTGCCACGAACGCCACCGAGCGGGCGCGGCGGTTTGAGGCGCGCGGCAAACGGTATCGCGGCGTGCTGATGGCCGCGATGGACGCGATGCAATGGCGCAAACGCGAATGGCCCGAGGCTACCGTGTCGCTGCGGGCGCCGCAGGAAAATGTCGAAATCGTTGACGAGGCCGAGCTTCCGCAGGGGTTCGTCAAGATCGTGCGCACGCCGGACAAGGCTGCGATCCGCACTGCACTCAAGGCGGGCGAGCCCGTCCCCGGTGCTGTCCTAACGCCGGGTCTGCCCGGCATCATGATCAGGAGCAATTGAGATGAGCGTGACGATTTCAAGCCCGGCCAGCACCGGGCTGATGCCGACCAGCATGGATCAGGCCGTGCGCCTGGCCGACATGATGGCCAAGGGGCGGCTTGTGCCGCAGCACTTTCACAACCAGCCGGGCGATTGCCTAATGGTCATCGAGCAAGCCATGCGTTGGGGGATGTCGCCATTTGCAGTGGCGCAAGCCACGAGCGTGATCCAAGGCAAACTGATGTTCGAAGGCAAGCTGGTGGCGGCTGCGGTGCAGTCATCCGGCATCCTCGACGGTCGGCTGCGTTATAACTACAGCGGCGAAGGTGAGGCGCGCACGATTACAGTCAGCGGCGTGTTGCACGGCGACACAACGCCAAGCGTGGTCACGGTGCGACTGCGTGACGCCAAGACCAGCAACCAGCTTTGGACCAAGCAGCCAGACCAGCAGCTTGCCTACCACGGCGCGCGCGTTTGGGCACGGCGTTACGCCCCCGAGGTGATGCTGGGCGTCTACGCGCCGGAGGAAATTGAGACGACGGCGCAACCTGATTTTGCAGGCCCGACCATCACCATCCAGCCCGAGCCTGCCGAGCCGCCGAAACGCACCGCCAAACAGTTCCTCGTTGAGTTGGAAGAAGATCTGATCGGGTGCCGCAATTGGCAGGATGTGGAAAGCGTGCTGGCGCACGAGGATGTGCGCAAGGCGCAAACCACGTTCACAAATGGGTTGCTCGAAAAGCTCAACAGCCTGATCGCCACGGCGCGCAAGCAGCGCCCGCACCCTGACGAAATTGACACTGAGGAGGCCGCATAATGCCCGGCGTGAACAAAGTCATTGTGCTAGGCCGCGTGGGTCGTGACCCGGAATCCCGCACGGTCGGCAACAGCAAGGTCGTGTCGTTTAGCCTCGCCACATCCGAGACATGGAACGACAAAGCCACCGGCGAGCGCAAAGAGCGCACGCAATGGCACCGCGTCGTGATCTGGAACGACGGGCTGGGCAACGTGGCCAAGCGCTACCTGCGCAAAGGCTTCGAAGTCTACCTCGAAGGCGCGCTCGAAACGCGGAAATACACCGACAAGGACGGGGCCGAACGCGAAATCACCGAGATCGTTCTGCGGCAGTTTCGCGGCGAGTTGGCGCTTGTTGGCGGGCGGCAGGATGAGGCGGGGCGGGAGAAAGTCGCGGAAACGTCGCATCACGGCGCGCGCAGGACGGCATCGCTTCCCAGCGCGCCGGAACCTGACGCGGACGAAATTCCGTTTTGACCACACACCGAGACCCTGACGATTGGCCAACGGGGGCCGGATCGGGGTCGTCAGGCCGCTCCGCGCTGGCTGCTGGTTCGTCCGGCGGGCGCGGGGCGGGTAGCGCAGGAATGATGGAGGGTGAGATGGGTGAAGTGATGTGGAAGCCCGGCGACCGAGTAATGAGGACTGGCACCGTGCGCGACACGTCAGATGGCGGCGTATTTGTCGGAGTGAAATGGGACGGAACGGACCCGCCTGGTCAATTACTTCCCGCCAAGCACATCCACCCCCTTCCGCCGCTCCTGACGCCCGAGGCGCAGGCGGTGTTAGATGCTGTGACGGTGTGGCGCGAGGAAGACCCTAACGTAGGGGCTTGCTACCTTCTCAAAGCGCACGACGCCTACATCGCCTCCGTCACCCCGCCGCAGCCGAGCGATCCGATTGCGGAATTGGTGGCGGCGGTCAGGCAGCAACGCGAGTGCATCGTGCATTCACCGGAATGGGCCGAAGCACATCATCGCGTGTCCCGTGCGCTCATTGCGCTGGAAGCCGATGCGAAGGAGGGCGGGCGATGACCGACGCCCCACACCCGCCCGGCCACGACGAAGCGATGGAGATCGCGATCAAAACCGGACTTAGAGCGCTCCACGAAACCAAAGGCGCGTTTTGGGAGCGCAACGACGCACGCAGCGACGCCATGTGCCTCGCTTACCTCGCAGCCATGCGCCCGCAGATCGCGCGTGAGGCGCGCAAGAAAGCGCTGCGGGAGGCGGCGTCTATGGCGGAAAGCGCGCGGCTTGCGTGTTTGAAGAATGGCGAATGGTTGCGGGGCGCGCAAATTTCTGAACGTCTACGAGACGACATCCTCGTCCTGATAACGAACGCGGAGACGAACGATGAGTGATAAGCTCGCACCCACTCGTCTGCGAAAAGCCTGGTCCGTCACGGTAAAGAGCTATGACGGGGCGGAAATATTTTTCGCTGCCACCGCCGGGCGGGCGCGTTCGATGGCATGGCGTCGCCTTGACGATGGGCAACTTCGCATTGTCAATGTGGTGGCACGTCGTGCGCCTTATGCCGATGTGCATCTGCCGGTTCCAGACGAGGCCACTTTAGCGCTTTCCAAACAAGAGCGGCATTGCCTCCTGCATGCGTTCGGCGCCAACGGCAGCGACCCGACGCGCGCTGGGT